ATCGTTATTCAGACCAACGCTACAGACGCACAAGGCATTGCACACGACGCCTATTCTGCCTTTTATGACGAGTTTGAACTTGCATACGCATATCAAAGCGGGGTGAATTATAAATGAGTATAACGTCTCCACAACGTCAATTTTTGTTAATGGACGAGTACGGCAATCCCGCCGTAGAGTTTGATTCTCTACTCGACATAGAAATCAATAATGGTGGTAAGGTTCTTTCCGTCCCCGTAGAACAAGGTAGCTTTGCAACGTATAACAAGGTCAACGAAAGCCTAATGATACGAGTAACGCTTGCAACGGGCGTATCATCGGAGGAGCAGAGAGTAGTACTTGCAACCTTGCAACAGCTACGGCAAGACACAACGCTCATCTCACTAGTAACCCCGCAAGCAGAATACCCGTCTATGACGTTAGAGTCGTATGTGGTCAACCGTTCGCAGTCAGAAGGCTCTACAATGCTTATTGCCAAGCTCTCGTTGGTGGAGGTGCGAACAGTAGCTACGCAGACTGTCAAGCTCAAAAGGTCAAGCGTTAAACGACCGCAAGACGCTTCAACCGAGAATACAGGCAAGGCACAGCCTAACCCTAAAGGAATTAGTTTAGGCAAAATGTTATCTAACGTGTGGAATGGAGTACGCTAATGCAAACCATACCCTTACAAACAATTCCCGCACAGCAGTTTCGTATCGTCCTTGACGGGCAAAATTGTACTATCACACTACGGCAAAAAGGCGAACGTCTCTATATTGACCTTTTGGTGGACGATACAGCAGTTATTTGTGGCGGTATATGCCTAGATATGGCTCCGCTCATTCCGTTCGCTCAAACGATATTTAAGGGCGATTTACGCTTTTATGATACGTTAGGCACGCAAGCTCCACACTGGGAAGGCCTAAACGACCGCTACATTCTACTGTATTTTTCGGATAGTGAAACACTCCCGCAGGAGTTCCCAACCTATGCTTGAGCTAACTAAAAAAGTTATCCGTATCAGCATAAATATGGGCGACGGCACACAGAAAACGTTTAGCGGTCTTGCGTGCGATGTAAGCATAACCAAGAACGGACTGCCAGACCTCAATACCGCTCGAGGGCGTGTTTTTGGTATGAGCCTCGAGAATATGGCACAGCTCACTGTTTTGGCATTTAAGCCGTTATCGTACTTGCACAATAAACTTGTTATTGAGGCAGGTACCGAGAACGCCTTACATGTAATCTTTCGCGGTGAATTACGTTCTGCAAGTGCCGATTTTAATTCTGCCCCAGATGTTTCTTGGCGGTTTGAAGCGTCGAGCGGGTGCTATCCTATGCTTATGCCAAAGCCTCCCGTTGCGGTATCTGGAACGGTGCAAGCGTCCGAGCTTATCTCTTCTTTAGCTACAGAGGCGGGTTATTCATTCAAAAATGAAGGTGTATCGGCGTCTATTCGACGTGGCGTATTCAACGGTTCACCAATTGAGAAAGCCAAAAGTATTGCCGAACAAATAGGAGCCCAGCTCCTTATTGATGATGATGAAATAACGCTTTTACCGCTCAATTCTGCACGTTCAGGAACCCGTATTGTGTTGTCAGACGAGTCAGGGCTTATCGGCTACCCCGAGTTTACGAGCGAAGGTATCCATTGCAAGTGTTTGTACCAACCCGAGCTACAGATGGCGGGGAGCGTGGAAATAAAGAGTATAGTACCCAAAGCGTCAGGCTCGTGGAAAATATACAAGCTCACGCATAATCTATCGGCATTCCACCCAACGGGAGGCCCGTGGGAGACTGTTATTGATGGTATGCAGTGGGCTAACGGGAGCATAGCATAATGGCACAAGATAAAGAACTTAAATCTAACAGACCAATCACGGCACTAGGCTCACCCACAAACGCAATAAGCTATGTGATTGAGACGATTGTGAAGAACCGTGTCAATACGGCTCTCCCCGTACTTGTCAAGGCGGTAGAAGCAGGCGGTACAGGCGGAACAGCAGGCTATGTCGATGTTATGCCTCTCATCTGTCAACGCGACGCAAGCGGGGAGGCTCTTGCACCAACAAAGCTCTTTCATCTGCCGTATTTTAGGCTTCAGTGCGGTTCTGCATGTATTGTAGCAGACCCCGTGATAGGCGACATAGGTCTAGCAGTTTTTGCCCAACAAGACGCCTCTAACGTCAAGGCAGGTCTTACCGATTATGTAACCCCCGACTCGTATCGGTACTTTGATATGGCAGATGGGTTTTATTTTGGCGGATTTCTTGGTCAAGTACCGAGCGTATTTGTTCACCTCGACCCAACGGGAAACGTCAAAGTCAAGGCACCAACAAAAATAACGCTAGAAGCCCCAGACGTAGAAGTCAACGCTACTACACTTACGGTCAACGCTAACATGCAAGTCAATGGAATGGTAGGCAGTACGGGCAATATAACGGCAGGCTCTATCTCAATGCAAACGCATACGCACGGAGGCGTACAAACTGGTTCGGGTAGTACGGGAGGCCCGCAATAATGGCACATACACGCAAGACATTAGCACTTAATAATTCTTGGGATATAGGACTTGATTCAACGGGGCGGATACAGCTCTCTCACGGCGATTATGCAACAGCTCAGAACGTGGCGAATGAGTGCCGTCTATTCACCAACGACGCTTTTTTTGATGCGGATAGAGGCATTCCGTATTTTGCTATTGCCTTGGGCAATACTCCACGTCCTTCGGTGCTTGCCTCAAGGTTGCGAGAAGCCGCTTTGCTTGTGGAAGATGTAGCCCGTATTCGTCAAGTTTCCATTGAAGATATAAACGCAGAAACCCGCGAAATTACGGGTACAATAGCATTTACAACGCAAGGAGGACAAGACTATGAACTTGACATTTAACGCTTCTACAGGGCTAACAGCACCCGATACTGGCGATATTCGTGAGGCGGTGGCAACGGACTGGGTATCTGCATTTAATAGCGACGACGGTACACCAGCGTTGGATACTTCGGCGGTAACTCCCGCAGGACAGCTTATTGATAGCGAGACAGCACTGCTTGCAGAAGCAAATACCAACGTCTTGTATCTAACTAATCAATTCAACCCACGAGTAGCAGAGGGGATTTGGCAAGACGCTATCGGTGCAATTTACGGACTCAATCGTCGTGTTGCGTCGCCTACGATTGTTGACTGTGTTTGTACGGGCTTGCAGGGTACGGTTATCACGGAGGGTGCTATTGTTCAGGACACAAGCGGATATAAGTACACGGCACTAAATAACGCCACTATTCCCGCTTCAGGGTCTATTACTGTATCATTTGCCAACACGCAGAACGGGGCTATAGCGTGTGCGTCGCACGCTATCAATAAAATCATCACGGTAATAGCAGGTTGGGATAGCGTCGATAATACCGTTGCGGGTACAGGTGGAGCAGAAACCGAGATACAAGCAGAGTTTGAGGCACGCCGTCAAGCAACACTTGCGGGGAACGCAAGGGGTTCTGTCAAATCTCTTTCATCGGCACTTGCGGATATTGACGGCGTGGCGGATGTGGAAGTTTTGGAGAATGCAACGGCTACGTCGCTCACGGTTAAAGGTGTATCGGTTAGCCCGTATAGTGTTGCTATTTGCGTTTATGGCGGGCTAGGTGCGGATATTGCAGAAGCAATTTACAACAAGAAATCGGCTGGATGTGGTACAACGGGTTCAACGGTTGTGAGTTATACGGATACAAGTATTAGTCAAACGTATAGCTATAATATCGTGCGTCCTACGGCTACAGACGTGCTTTTTACTGTGCAGATAGACGCAAGTGTATCCAACCCGCAAGACGTTGTCTCGAGGGTCAAGAACGCTATTATAAGCGACTTTAACGGTACGGGCGACAATCCAAGAGTAGGTCTAGGGATGACAGTTTTTGTCTCGAGGTTTTATTCTGCAATTATGAAATCGGGGGTGGCAGGCTTGCTCTCGGTCAAGCTAGGCTATACGTCGCAGTCGTTAGCGGATTCGTTGACCATCAATGCGGATATAGAACCGATAACAACGGTAAGCGATATAACGGTAAGTATCATCTAACAGCAAGAAAGCCCCGCCGATAAAGCAGGGCTTTTTTGTGCCTAGTTTTCAAGCTCGTTTATGCGTTCTCGCCACGCCTTGCGTTGTGCTATAAGCACGGCATATTGTTCTCGCAGTGCTTGCTGT